CACATGCTGGTCAAGCAAAAGTGTTGAAAGGAGTTATTAATGGCGGATCCAAAAACAGGAACAGGTAAAAAACCAAAAGGTTCTGGTAGGAGGTTATATACCGATGAGAATCCTAAAGATACTGTTAGAATTAAGTTTGCGACTCCTACTGATGCTCGTAAGACTGTTGCAAAAGTTAAGAAAATATCTAAACCATTTGCAAGAAAAATACAGATATTAACTGTTGGAGAACAGCGTGCCAAAGTTATGGGTAAGGGACAAGTCGCTGCAATTTTTAAGAAAGGAAAGGAGTCAATAAGAAATGCGAAGAGAAATACTGGACGCACTAAAGCTTAAGTACGAAGCTGAAATAGCACAAGCAGATGCTACTATAAATATTTATTTAAATAATTCAGTTGGTATTGGAGAACATCCACAACACCTTGAAGAAATAGATAAACAAATAGATAAGATAGCACAAGCTAAAGAAAAAATAGATGTTTTAGAACAATTTGAACCAGCGAAAGGAACGGTGTTATAATGGAAGATGGATTAGTAATTGTATCTAAATTACAAAAATTAATGAAAAACAATTTACAAGTTATTGGAGACACCATGATTACTGGTGGGGTTGACAATATGGAAAAATACAAGTATCTATTAGGACAAGCTAATACATATCAAATTATGTTACAGGAAATCTCTAACCTGCTAGATAATAAGGAGCAAAAAGATGAAAAAGGAACAGTTATCGACCTCAACACAAGAGGAACCAAAAGTTAAACTTGCGTTGGAAGAAAAATACAAAGAGCAAGATAAAAAAGACGAAAAAAAACAAACAGATATTTCCAAAAAAGAATCTTCTAAACTACCTGAACCTACTGGATGGAGAATTTTAGTTTTACCTTTTAAAATGAAGGAGCGAACTAAAGGTGGACTTTATTTAGGACAAGAAACAATTGAAAGACAACAAGTTGGATCTAATTGTGGAATGGTTTTAAAAATGGGTGGCCAGTGTTATGATAAAGAAAGATATCCTGAAGGCCCTTGGTGTAAAAAAGGTGATTGGGTTATCTTTGCTAGATATGCTGGGTCAAGAATACAGATCGATGGTGGGGAAGTAAGATTGCTAAATGACGATGAAATATTAGCAACCGTCGAAAACCCTGAAGATATATTTCATCAATATTAAAACATAGAAGGAGAAAACTATGCCAGAAGAAGAAAAACAAAAACAACAACCAATGGTTGATATAGATACTTCAGGACCTGAAGTAGAAATTAACCTTGAAGAACAAAAAAAAGTTGAAGAACCAAAGGAAACAATTCAAGTCGAAGAAATAACTGAAAAAGAAACAGATAAGACATTTGAAAATGAAAGAGAAACAAAGTTAGAAGAAAATAAACCAAAAGAAGAAACAGAAGAAAAGAAAAAAGAACTAGAAGATTATAGTGATGGTGTTCAAAAAAGAATTGCTAAGCTAACAAAAAAATGGAGAGAAGCTGAAAGACAAAAAGAAGCTGCTCTTGATTGGGCTAAAAAAGTAAAAGAAGAGCAAGAAAGTTTGAAAACTAAACTATCTACAATAGAACCTAACTATGTAACTGCAATGGAAGGCAGAGTAACATCTGGTTTACAAGCAGCACAAGCGGCATTGTCTAGAGCTAGAGAAGCTGGAGATATAACTGCTGAAGTAGAAGCACAAAAGATGATTGCAAAATTAGGTGTTGAAGAAGCTAGAGTTGCTAACCTTAAAAAAGCAAATGAAGGTAAAGCTCCAGAGAAAAAAGAACAAACTCTTGAGCAAGCAATAGCTCCTAAAAAACAAGCACCTGATCCAAAAGCTGAAGAATGGGCTGAAAAAAACCCATGGTTTGGCACAGATAATGCAATGACTTATACTGCTTTTGATTTACATAAAAAACTAACCGAGGAAGAAGGGTTTGACGCACAAACAGATGAATATTATTCTGAAATAGATAAGCGTATGAGACTTGACTTCCCTCATAAATTTGGTACAAATGATTCAACGGTTACGACTAAACCTACACAAACCGTCGCTAGTGCGAAGCGAAGTGTTAATCCTAGTCGCAAAACTGTGAGACTCACGCCCTCTCAGGTAACAATCGCTAAAAAATTAGGTGTGCCACTAGAAGAATATGCGAAACAATTAAACATCACGAAGGAGGCTTAAGCATATGACAAATAAAAAAATAGACTCTCGTGCGAGCCAAACAAAAGTTGAAGAACAGAAAAAAGTTTGGACTCCACCGTCATCTTTAGATGCACCACCTGCACCAGATGGATTTAAACATAGGTGGATAAGAGCTGAATCGATGGGTTTTGACGACACATCAAATATGTCAGCCAAGTTAAGATCAGGATTTGAATTAGTGAGAGCTGATGAATATTCTGAAGTAGACTATCCACAAGTTCAAGATGGTAAATACAAGGGGGTGATCGGAGTTGGAGGCCTTTTGCTGGCAAGGATACCAGAAGAGATCGTTAAAGCGCGCGAAGAGTATTTTGCAAAACAAACTCAAGATCGAAATGACGCGATAGAAAACGACCTTATGAAGGAACAGCATCCAAGTATGCCGATCAATAGTGATCGACAGACTCGTGTAACCTTCGGTGGTACAAAGAAAAGTTAATTTTTTAACGATTCCTATCCAACGAATAAATTAAACCGTACTGGAGGCCCTTCGGGGCAGGTACATAAGGAGATAATACTATGGCTAATAAAGACGCGGCTTTTGGTTTTAAACCTACAAGACATCTTACAGGTGGAAAAATCAGATCCGAAGAATACGCTATAGCAGCAAACCACGGGACATCAATTTTCAATGGTCAAGTGGTTGAAGCAGTAGCGGCAGGTGGCATAGAGCAAGCAGCAGCTGGAGACACACAACAATTAGGTGTATTCGGTGGTTGTTTCTTTACTGATCCATCTTCAAGTAAACCTACATTTAAAGCTTTCTATCCTGCAAGCACAAACGCTTCAGACATAGTAGCTACAGTGTATGCGGATCCTTATATCGTTTATGAAGCACAACACGATGGAACTGGAACAGCAGCGATGAACAATTCTGCATTTGATTTCGTTGGAACGAGTGGAAGCACTCTTTCTGGACAATCAACTTCAGAAATTGATACATCAACTTCTGGAACATCAGGTGGTTTCAAACAAATCGGTATATCAAAAGATCCGGAAAATAGTGATACAAGTTCAGCAAATGCGAATGCATATGTTGTATTCAATACAGGTGAACATGTATTTAAATTAACAACAGGCGTATAATTATAATAGGAGTATATAAATTATGGCAATATCAAGAGCACAACTAGTTAAAGAACTAGAGCCAGGTTTGAATGCACTATTTGGCCTGGAATATAAAAACTACGCAGATGAGCATGCAGAAATTTTCGACGTTGAAAATTCTGACAGAGCTTTTGAAGAA